TGTACTTAATACTAAGTTTGAAGTACCAGAGTTAATTGGTTGTCCGTTTCTATCTAAAGTTAAATTATTAGAATTAAAAGTTCCTCTAGTATCAATTACAGTAACTTCGTCTCCAACTGCTGGAGAAGAAGGTAGATCTATTTCTATCGGGTTGGCTGTTGTATTTGCAAAAATTTGCGCGCCAGCTACTGCAGCGTATGGACTATTAGAATCAGTTATTGTTGCATAACCTTTTTCAATAATAGATGTAACTGTTTCTGTGCCGTTTGATCGACAAAGAACAGTTGATCCTGGAGGTATTGGTTGTGCAGTTCCACTTGCTGTTAATACACTCAAAGTTCTATTCGATGTTCCTCTAACGGTATCATCTTTAATAATCCAAACTCTAGTAACACCAGAACCACTTGGCATTGTTAAAGTTCTATCTCCACCTAAAGTTCCGTATAATCTTAAATATGCATTTTTACCATTTGATATTGCACCATCTGTTAATAATAAAGTAACACTACCTGAAGCTAGATCGATATCTTCTACTCCAGATGATCCTTGTTCCAAGATCTGTAAATTTGTATTAGTGATTCCACCCCATTGACCAGCTTTTTCACCGGTTGTGATAATCTCTAGTTTTAAATCTGATGAAAATGTTGATGCCATATTAATTTGTATCTATTGGTGTCCAGACCATTGTTACGCCTGGAATTATCTCACTCCATGTTATTGCCGCAACTTCACCTGTAGCTAGAGTTAAATCAATCCCTGTAGGTTCTAAATTTGCGTCAGCAGTTATTGTAACACTTCCTGTGTTTAACGTCAATTGGTTTACAGAAGGTGTAATATCAACACTTGTACTAGCTTCAGCTGTTCCTGTATTTAGAACAACTTGGCTACCAGAAGGAGATACATTAGCATCTGCTGTAATTGTTAATGTACCAATACCCAATGTTAGTCTATTTGGATCAGGTATTTCAGTAATTGAATCTGCTGAAATTGCTGGATTACCAATACCTATTGTAAGTGTATTATTACTTACATTAATTGTAACATCTGTATCTGGTCCTGATGTAGCAAATGGTAATGCTGCTATTGCGTCAAATCCTAAACTCATAAATAAAATCCTTTGAAGGAAGCAGGGGGTATGTGGTGGTGCCCTGCCTCCATCAAAGGATTATATTACTTTTTAAACCAACTTGGAAGTCCTAAATGAGGTCTTCGATCGTTTACGTTTTTATCAGCATCTTTAGATTTTTGATCATTATAGTGTAGGAAAACTTGAGCACAGTTATCACCTTGAAATTCTTCTCTCCAATGTTCTAGTTCCATACCTCTATAAACTAGCATATCTCCTGGTTTTAAATTAACTAGAATACCTTTGTTATTGCTAACGGCCGTGTATTTTTTACCATCGGGTATACCTACATTTTTCTTTGGTTCTAAATGTATAGGCCAAGGATCACCACCAAGGTTTAAAGTTGTAGATATTTCACAACTAAATCTATCTTTGTGTCTATGTAGTACATCACCAGGTTTATATATTCTAGCATATGAATAAGTTGGATTTAATTTAAGTCCTGTTTTCTTTTCCATAACAGGTAAAGTTCTCATTAACAAAGTTTCCATAGCTACATCTGCATAATGAGAATAAGTATTTGGAACTTGTTTATCTGCCCACGTTCCCCACTCCTCTGTAAACTGTGATATATATCTTGCATCAAATAAACTTCTAGCAACAGTTCTTTTAAGTAAAAAATAATTGTAACAAAACTCTGCTATATCTTTTGGTACAGCTTCTTTAATAACTATGTATTTATTTTTTTTAAAACTCATTTAGCACTCTTTTCTTTTGATATTGCTGTTTCAACCACTTTAGCATTCCAATGTATAAATCTAAAAGGTTCTAGTCCAGGATCAACAGCATATTCATGAGGAACATAACCTGGAAATATAATCATTGTTCCTGGTTTAGGTTTATAATTAACCATACTTGTACCCATTGATATTTGTGTTTGATCTTTTAATGGAAGCTTTGTCATTATGGAACCAGGTCTTGGATCATGAAAAATAGGATAAGATGTTTTTTCATTACACTTTAAAAAATAAAATCCTGATACATGTTGATTCCAGTGTGCGTGAGTTGAATGGTGTCCTCCACCTTTTTCACTAAACTCTTGTACCCAAAATTCTGTAAAGTGTAAACTGTGATTTCTTAAATCAAAACCTGACCAATCTAAAAATTCATAAGATCGTTGTCCTACAAATTGAACTAAATCTTTTAGTTTAGGATCATTAGACATACTTTCACTATGATAAGATAAACCAAATGTACCTATATCTTTTTTCCATTTAGGTTCGTTTTTTAATGTATCTTTAAGATTTTTTTGAGATTTCTTAATATATTTATCAGTTACTTTTAATGTATTTTTCAAAAATAAAGGTGCTTCTGCCACCCATAATGGTGTTTGAAAATAAAATGCAGATTTAAAATCTACGTGTCCTTTTGGTTTACTACTTCCACCTTGTTTTATGTCATTCATATTATTTAAATGGATAACCTAGATTCCATATCACTAGACTATTCCTTTCTCCTTTAGTTACTGGTTTGACTCTATGCCATACAAATGAAGGAAATACAACCAAAGAGCCTTTTGGTAATATTTCTGTACACGTTCTTAAATTAGGTTTTTTATC